TTCCAGAATACTTTGAATTGAAAAATTTTATGATCCTTTGCCGGTTCGCTTCATTGTTCCGGTCATCCCGGAGTGTAGCCTCTATGTGAATGGGACGTTTTTTTATCCGTTTCCCATCCACTGTTGAGCCGTCCACAAGAGCGTTGTCGGTGGTACTGATTTCAAGATCAGAGGATTCCAGCCCCTCTATTTTTGTGATGCCAAACTCCCGTTTGACACCACTTTCCGATTTTCCAAACCTTAATGTCCTGTCATTACATTCAAGCATAAGGTCAATGAAATTTGCCACTACTTCACACCCCCTAACAATTTTCTTGCGGCCTCTCTCTGTGCCTTGCTGGTTTCGCTCGGAGTTGCTACCGGCACATGGTAATTATTCTCCTGCTCTATATGCTGATCGTAATAGGTGTCGCCGCCTCCTGTCGGATACTCCGTGTCGGCTGTATGCTGTGCTTTGGATTTTGTTTTCACCGTAATGTTTCCGGTTTCCACTTCAACCGCCGCCTGCATTTTCTGGGCTATTCTGTCCATATCATCGCCCATCTGGCTCTCCAGATCAGGCATTGCTTCATCAATGCCCATACCGATTCCAGGAGGAATCCACCGGCCAACTTCCCTTGCAAATACTCTGGATGGAGAATTGATTCCCAGAGCGTCCTTTGCACCCTCAAATAAGCTGTTCGCCAAGCTCTTTACTTTGTCAACAAGCCAGCTCCAGCCGGAGGAAATGCCGTTCCAGATTCCAGTTACTATATTGCTGCCTATCGTGACCATCTGGCCGGGAAGTCCGCTCAATCCATTTACAATATTGGTAACGAATCCCTGTGCCGCCGATGAAGCCTTAGAAGCCATGTCAGCGCCAAACTGGATCACTTTGGTAATGGTATTTTGTAACCACGTCCAGATTTTCCCCGGAAGCTGCGAAAACCACTCCACTACTTTGTTGACAGTGTTTGATGCCGCTGTACTTGCTGTGGATAAAAGGTTTGCTCCCCATTGAGTGACTTTGTTCACCGTATCAACTAACCAAGTCCAGATTCTACCTGGTAATTGTGAAAAGAAATTCACTACGGAATTGATCGTGTTTGTCACCCAGGTTTCAGCCGTATTCTTTAGGTTGATACCCCACTGAACCACCCGGTTCACGGTTTCGACTAACCACGTCCATACCTTTCCGGGAAGTGTGGAAAAGAAATTCACTACGGAATTTATGGTGTTAGTAACCCACGTTTCCGCTGTGTTTTTCAGGTTGATTCCCCACTGGACGGCCTTATTGACTGTTTCGACAAGCCACGTCCAGATTTTCCCCGGAAGCTGTGCGAAAAAGTCTACCACGCTCTGAATGATATTCGGGATTTCTGTTGTTACCCAGGTGTAAAGCTCAACTCCCCACTTTATCACCGTGCCTATGGCATACCCTAACCAGTAAGCAATTTTATCCGGAAGTCCGGCGAAAAAGTCTACCACTCCCGAAATCACATCGCTTGCCGCCTGTCCGGCTGCTGTCAGCATTTCGGCTCCCCAGGTAATCACTTTATTAACTACCCCGGTCAGCCAAGTTCCGATCTTCTCCGGAAGTCCGGAGAACCATGTAATAACCGAATCTATACAGTTGCTTGCCGCTTCGGAAACGGCCTCTCGCATCTGGATTCCCCATTCAGCTATCTTTGTAACGGCGGAAATGATCCCGTCCCATACTTTCCCCGGAAGCTCGGAGAAAAACTCTCCGGATGCCGTTACGAGATTTACAATAGCCTCTGCGAGATAGGTCTTAACCACATTCAGGGCATTAGAAGCCATAGCCCCTATACTGGAGGCAACGGACGCCCAATTTATATTTTTTACCGCCTGGATCAGTGATCCTCCAGCGGATTTTATACCCTTACCTATAGAGGTTATGATGCTCTTTCCTGCCTGCAGAAAGTTAAAATGCTGGATTGTAAGAACGATTGCCTCTAGGATTTTAGGGAGGTTCTTTATCAGCTCCGGAATTGCCGAAATGATACCCTCTACCAGTTTTACGATCAGGTCAACTCCGGCTTTCAGGATTTTTACAAGATTTTTGTCCAGCGCTTTCCAGAATTTCACGATTATGTCTGGAGCTTTCTGAATCAAAATAGGCAATGCCTGAATGATGCCATCGGCTATTGCCATAATTATTTCAATTCCAACATCAACTATGGAATCGAGATTATTTACAAATGTGTCGAATAAATTCAGGATGCAGTCAACCGCAAGAGGTATCAAAGACGGGATGCTCTCGGCTATTCCACGTCCTAATTCCAGGACTATATCAATTCCATGCTGCAGAATAGTAGGGAGTGTTTCTGCCAATCCCTGGGCCACTGAACCTATAATCTGCACTCCAGCGTCAACAAAATCTGGAGCCCATTCTGACAAGCACTCAAATATATCTGTCACGCAAGTTGCAACGGACTGTACCATTTCCGGCGCACCGTCTGCTATCCCTTGTGCCATTTTCCCGGCCAGCACAATAGCCGTAGTCCAAATATCATCAGCGCAACTGAAAAGAGCCGTCACAAGAGAGGTTATCAGGCTTGCCGCCGCTTCTCCTATTCCCGTACTGCTCTTTAATGAATCACAAAACGAACTTACAAGTCCGGTTGCCGCATTTATCAGCTCTGGAGCTGCTCCGGCTACTCTCTCAACTATCTGTGCCAGGACGTCACCGAAAGCCGTAACCATTCCGGTAAGACCGCCATCATTGAAAGCGTCCTGGAGTTGCTGAACCATTCCCTGGGCTTCTATTGCTATATCTTTTAATGGGGTCTGAATGTTCTCATAGAAAGAAATACCCAACCCCTCTAATCCTGATTTCAGGATCGTAAGCTGGCCTTGCAGGTTATCATTCATGGTTTCAGCCATTTGTGCAGCCGCACCGTCACATGAATAAATAGAGGACTGGAGCTTATCAAAATCTGCATCGGAGGCGTTCACGATTGCCAGAAGTCCCGACATTGCCTCCTGTCCTCCCAGGGCTGCCGCCATCTGTGCGGATTCCGCCTCTGACAGTCCGGAGAATCCCGTCCGGAGATCGCCCATAATTTCATTTAGGGACTTCATTTTCCCATGTTCATCAGTCAGGGAAATTCCCAGAGCGTCCATAGCTGCCTGCACTTCATCCGTAGGTTTTGCCAGTCTGGACATGATGGATCTTAGAGAAGTGCCGGCCTGTGACCCTTTTATTCCGGCGTTCGCCATTAAGCCGATTGCCGTTGCTGTGTCCTCTGCAGAATACCCCAAAGCACCAGCTACGGGGGCAACGTATTTGAATGTTTCCCCCATCATTCCCACGTTGGTGTTTGCGTTGGAGGATGCCTGTGCCAGAATATCCGCAAAGTGTGTGGAATCCTGCGCTGTCAAACCAAAAGCGGTAAGAGCGTCCGTAACAATGTCGGAAGTCGTTGCCAAATCTTCCCCGGAGGCTGCGGCAAGGTTCATAATACCCTCGATACCGTTCAGCATATCCTCCGTTTTCCATCCGGCCATTGCCATATATTCAAAAGCGTTAGCTGATTCTGTGGCACTAAATTTCGTAGAGGCTCCCATCTCTTTAGCCTTGTTTGTCAATGCCTCCAGATCGCTTCCTGTGGCTCCAGAGATAGCCTCTACCTTTGACATAGCCCCCTCAAAGTCAGAGCCTACTTTGATAGCCGCCATTCCCAAAGTCCCGATAGTAGTAGCCGCTCCGGTAAGAATGGTTGTAGTGGCTTTTAAGCCTCTTTCAGCTATGCTTCCGATGGAGCTTATGCCGTTCTGAAATCCGCTTGCGTCTATGGCGGTATCAAATTTCAATGTGCCATCATTAGCCAATGTCCTCACCTCACTTTCGGGGCTAAAATCATCGGCTCATAATGGCACTACTTGATTTGCTTTCCGTCTTTTATTTTTATTTCAAAAAAGGCGTGACAGCTCCTCCCCTTACATGGGACCATCACGCCTGAACAATTTGCATTTTCGCCGTAAAAAATCGGCATCTGGTAATCACAATCCGGGCATTTTACCCGGTTCAATTCTTCTTTTTCTGTTATTTTCTCAATCTGAACCGCCTCCATTCTAAAGAATCCCTGTCAGGTCGCCGCCGTTCATCAAAGCCTCCTCAATAGCCTGTTGTTTCTCCTCCTCGTCTTTCGGCAACGGGAGATCGTGGATCAGCTTCATTTTCCGGTAGAAAGCCTTTTGTTCTTTCGGCATATCTTCTTTCAGGTCTATGCTGCGGTACTCCATGATCTTCACAAATTCATTGCTATTCGTGAGGGAGTTAAACATTGCCCGGAACTCCCACCAATGAAGATACTTTATCCTCTGGAGATTGATCTTATACTGTGACATGAAAGCAGCGAAAATATAATCGTCGTCATAGTCAAACGAATATATTCGAGTTTTCCCTCTCTTAGCGGCAATAGCCTGTTTCTGTGGGTTATCCTCTTTGCCGCACTTATAAAACCACATAAGAGCGTTTGCCGCCTCCTCATAATTCCGGGGGATTTTATCACAATAGCATAGTTTCAGGCTCTTTATGAGCTTTTCCCTCGGCTCCAGGCTATCATCCTGCCATAGTGTTTCAAACAATATAAAAATCCGGAAATTCGTCCGGATTCTATACTCCTGATTATCCACTATGACAGATTGCGGAAGCCTGTCGATCAGGATATTCATTTACCGTGTTTCTTCCCATTGTGTGCGGCATAATTTCTCTGGAAGTTCCGGGAGCCCTGTTTCTGCTGCTGTTTCTCTGCCTGGCGTCTTTCTGCCCTGTTTGGGGTATACTTGTCAAGAACACCGTTAAATTCCACATTGGCATCTTCTGCCGCCTTTGCAACGATTCCAAAACCCTCCATGTGATCCTTGATATTGTTCTTTCCCTTAAAGATTTTTTCAGCGGTTCCATCGCCAAACAGGGAATCAAAGAAATCATTCACAACACCGCACTGGTACCTGATAGCCTCCGCCGTTGTCATTCCCTCATAACGTCCCTCTTTGTCCTGGATTCTATCTACTACTTTCTGGTTTTCCCTCTCGTATGCCTCGATCACATCCGCATCAAATAAATCTAACTCTAATTCTACGCCTAAAACGTTCATATCCTACCTCCTATGGATTGCTATTTTTTACAGTTAAAAGGGTGAAGCCCACCCTGTTACTCGGTGGGGGTGGGCTCTGTCGGGTTCTCCTCTGTGGCCGGTGTGAAAGTCCTGGTCTTTGTATTGAATGTGCCGGGAACAAAATCACCGACTGCGTTCAGGTTCCCGGAAACCGAAATGTCATTTTCACCGCTGATCTCGGAAACTTCCGTAGATACAATAAATTTCCTTGCAGCAAATTCATTCGATTTTCCATCTGCCGGCTCCCATAACTCCACTCTGACATACTCAAACTCTGCATCCGAACCGGTGTAGTGGTTCCTCCCTACGTTGTAGAGAGCAATAACCGCATCCTGCTCTTTGATAAGATCAGATTCAAAGGGAAATACGGTTTCGTAACCAACAACGGAGGATGAGCTTGCCTTTTCATTGACATACTTCTTGCTTTCTGTCTGCGCCCCCGGTTCTTCGTCCAGCGTTTTAAAGCCGGTTCCCATAAGGACATAATTCGGTGCATCCTCGGTAGCCACATTCAGGTAATCAGCGAACTGATGCCGCTTTATAACGTTTCTTTTTGTGTTTCCTGCCATGTTTTCAATGCCTCCTTATAATATTCTAATCGTAACTGTATCTGGTATCTGGCACTTGTTTTTGATTCTCCGAACAAATAACCAGACGATACCACGTAAATTCCCTGGGCCTCCATTCCCTCCGGAAGCTCCGGGAGGTTTCCGGAAAAGTCCTGTTCTTCCACCCAATCCGAAAGCCTTTCATAAAATGCGCTGTTCTCGATGTTCTGCAGCCGCTCCTGGCTGTAATATTCCCTGGAGCCAAAAGCAAAGAGATATTGCCGAACGGTGCTACCATCAACATATCTCTTGATAATCGGATCGCATGGAAGAACCTCTATGGAATACTCCACCGGTTTCTCTCCCATGAAATCAACCCGTAAACATCCATCTTTCAGCAAATCACACTGGAGGAAATACTGCTCCAGTCCCTCAATGATAGATTTTGCCATGCTTACCTCCCTACATTAGTTTCTTTGCGCCGTTCAATATCTCCGTTTTATGCGCTACTTTCATACGCTCGAACCACTTAGCCCCTCTGTTTGAATCGTAGGGACGGCTCTCTGCCGTGTCATAATATTGCTTTGCCGCATACGGAGCTATATACTGAACGTTGCCACTCCCGATCACCGTACCCAATTTCCCGGAACGGTCAAGCATACCTGTTTGAAATGGGATCAGCGCACTACAATACCTCAATACCTCACTGTCAACAAATTTCTGCGCCCGTGAGAAGTTCGCTGTCCTTTTCGGTGCAAAATTCCGGTTCCAGGTCAGCTCTGCCTTTACCTTTCCGGATTTTGTGGTGGTCTGGATAATCTGCCCTCTGGGGGTCTTAATCTCTATTGCCATTATTCACCGCCTACCCTCCAGTGCTTCATGACATCAGAACAACGATCACGGTTATCTGTGAAATTTGTAACCAGAATTACATCCGGATATTTTTCTTTCAGCTCCGTTTCAGTTGCTGTTTTCAAGTCCGAAATGCCACGGACAATGATTGCTCCAGGCTCCAAAGTCCAGTAGCTGGGATAGGTTGCATCATCCATGGCCTTGTATGAAAACTGATCTGCATACTCCTTTTCCTCTGTGTCGGCGTCTGCCGGAATACGGATTGTATAGGAATCGCTCTTTTTCAGCTCCTTGTCTCCAGATGATGTACTTTTCTTTGAATACAGGCTTACGCCACAAATCCGGGTAGCAACAAACTTCTCCGTCCGTTCTTCCGGTATGTAGCGTTTATTGAAAATCGTAATGTCAGCATTGACAATCATATTTTCTTGACCTCCCTCTGAATAGCAAGCCGGTATCTGATAGAAAGTTTTTTGCCTCTTGGTACATTTCCGCATTTTTGGAATTTTCCCCGGTATCTGCGTATGTAACCGAATAGCCGTCAATCGTTTCCGACTTTGCACCTGGCGTCTTTTTATCCTCCTGATAGTTGACCTCTGCCATTGCACAAATAGCTTTCTTCACTTCATCGGGGATTTCCGGGAGCCTTTTTACCCGGCCAAAGGTGATCCTGTGCAAAAAAGCCTCTGCCTGCATCTCGTATTTAGGAAAAGCCTTTTCCGGTATCTTGCTGCCGAAAAAAGATTCCTCGTAATACTCATAGTTCACATATGGACCTTTTATAGCCTCCTGGAGCATTTTAAATCACTCCCCTCATTATTTGTCTGCCTGGGGCTTTTCTCCTGCCTTATCGCCGGCGTTAGAAGCCTTTTCAGCCGCCTCCGGCTTCTTGGTTCCGGATGCTTTTGCCGGTTTCTGTGCCTCTTTCAGTTTACCCTCCAGGTCTGCAATCTTCTTATCAGCATTTTCCGCATAGGCGGTAGCCTCCTCCAGCTTGCATTTCAGGTCGGCGTTTTCAGCTTTCAGAACCTCGTTTTCGTCCCTGGTGGCATTGAATAAATCTGTTCTGGCTACGGATGCCGCCTCTGCCTCTTTCAGTTTACCCTCCAGGTCTGCTTTCTCTTTTTCCAAAGCGTCAACCTGTTCTTTCAGGGATTCCGCCTCTTTCTTGGGGTCTGTCGGTTCGGAGATAATATTTCCGGACATATCACTGATCGTATACCCCAAAATCTGATACTCTTTTTTCTTTTCATCCGGGATTCTCACTACCCGGTTTCCTTTCTTCGCTTTTAACATGATATTTACCTCCTGTCAAAAAGCCAGGGCTGGAAGAATCAGCCCCGGCTCATTCATCGTTTACCGGTTCCGTAATCAGGCTACTTTCTTAGAAACATTGAAAGCAATCGCATCCACCTTGTTAGGAAGCAAGAAAACGTCCTCAAAAGATTCCTCGAAGTAGTCCCACTTACCCTCGGAACCTGCAGACGGCGGATCAAGCTGTGCAAATTCATAATGAATCGGGGTAATGACTGCCAAGGGATGAACCAGGCACATGTTGATCTGCTGTGCAGATTCATCAACAGCCCAACCCTCCGTAAAGTCATAGACCGTTTTCATCATGTCAGAGGGAACGCTGTCCGGAATCCTCACTTCATCAATAGACGTAATCGCCCTCTTGATTGCCTCGGACCGCTTGCTCACATCCATAGTCTTTACAATCTGCTTTGCGTTGTTGATAAGCGTCCTGGTTTCCGGAGTGACGTACAAAATACGTCCGGCTCTCGGCACTCTCTTATTATCCATGTAGGTCATGAACTTATCGAATACCTCCAGGACGTTTTCAGTGGTCAGCTCGGTTTCGTCTGCTGTCTTGCCAGCTCCGGTATAATCAGCAAAGAGCTTGGAAATCAGGTATGCGTTCATTTCCGGGAATTTCTGCTCCTCATTGAAAACCCTGGTGATATTCGCAATGCTCGCTACCTTGTTGGTTTCCTGAATGTCACGGGGATGTACCAGGGTTCCCCATGTTCTGTGATTCGTCACCGCAAGAGGCGTCCAGGAATTTGTATAATTACGTTTCTTGGTTCCGATGGTGTCCCTGTCACCGTCAACACGCCCGGTTGTCTTGATCGTGGGAATTTCAATCACATTGGAATTTACCCATCTGTACCGGCCATTGTTCGGAGTGGCAAACAAATCACCGAAATAGAGGACATACGGGAACTCCTGCTCCAATGCGCTCTGATACTCTGTTGCATAATTCAATTTTGCTGCTGCCATTTAGACATTCCTCCTTATTCTTTGTTATCCGGCTCTCTCAATCTCTGGAAGCCGAAATTGAAAATGTTTTTGTCGGTTCCTGCACCGGCATTTCCTCCGTTGGTTCCAGTGGCAAACTGCGGAAGTGGTTTCTGGTTCCCTCCAGCTCCAGCCCCGGCTCCCTGATCCGTTTCATCAGGCTTATTTTCCTCCTCCAGAACAAATGCGCCCTTGTAGTCCTCATTCTCCATAAGCGATTTCATGTAGTCAGAGGCTCCCTGGAAAACACCGTCCTCCAGCTTGAACGCCTTTTTATCAAACTCCATCCGGATTCCTGCCTGTGCCGCTTTGGAAGTAAACTTATATCCGGAGAAAAACATATCCGTCTGGTGCGCTCTCTCCTGGGATTCCAATTTCTGATTGAGCGCCGCCGTGTCGGTCTTGTATTTCTCCTCCCATTCCTTGGCTGACTTCTTGATGCCCTCAATGTCCATGTCCTTATAGGACTGGATTTCTTTATTCGCATCGGAAAGCTGTGTCTTTACCCCGGAAAGCTCTGTTTCCTTTGCATCGAATTTATCTTTCGATACATAGCCGCCGTCTTTCAGGTTTACAAGGTTCAGGTTTTTATCTGCCTGAATCCTCTTGATAAGCTCCTCCGCTGTGATTGCTTCCGGCTGTCCGTCTACTTCCTTGAAAAGTTTCTTTAAATACTCGTACATGTCTGTACCTCCTTATTCGCTGATTTTGTTTATGTTCCGGTTCACTCCGGCTCTGCTATCATGGGATATATCCGCCCATGAACGGAAATTTGAGTAGTTTATATGCCATTCCTCCAGGGCAATAAAAACGGGCATCCTCCAGAATGGAAAAACACCCGGTTTTACTGTACCGTATTCTGTTTTTACTTGCCTCCTGACTGCGTTATAGGCTCGTGACAGCCTTTTCCGTTTGCCAGTGGTAATTTGTAGCTTGGAACTCTGTTTTGCTTTAAATCGACTTATCATTTAACCCATGACTGGGAGATATTCGGACCGCCTCCTCCCTATACCTGATTTCCTGTCTTGATGATCTGCGATACCGTTTTCATAAAATACTCCTCCTCCCCTAATTTTCTGGTACTATTGTACAAAACCATTTCCTGTTTCATATTGCAGACACAAAGCCAGTTCTTTTGTGGCCCGGAGTAACTGATCGTGTTTTACCTGGAGTAAGAGTTTTTCTTTCTCCGATTCCTGCAATTTGCTATTTATTTCAGCAATCGTTTTATTTGCATCATTCCGTCCTGAATGATAGGCTTTTTCTTTAGCCTTGGCTATGATGCTCTCGAACTCCTCCGGTTTCATTTCCACTGAACCACTTCCGTTGATATATTGCTTTATTTCCACGTTTATACCTCCTAGCTTGATTTTTTGTTAGCCCAGACAGCCTTTTGACTGACAGACTTATTGAAATTCACGATTTTGCCGTTATCATCCTTTACGGCATGTACTTGTGTCCGGGCAGAATCAACCGCCCTGTTTGTCTGTTTGCAGAAATCTTTCATTTCTGCCTCTATCCTTTTCAGGTTCACGCTTTCAGTTTTGAACTCCTCCCGGAGAGCGTTTTCTGTCTTTTCATCAGGAGCCGCCTTAATTCCAGAATCATACCCAGCTAACAGGCTCTTAGATTCCCTGATCTGCCTTTCGTATGCCCGTTGTATCTGGGTACATTCATACTCTGATAATGTCTGGATGTTCCCGGAAGCATCTTTGTACTGGTGTGTTTTCTTTGCATATCCCTCCAGAACTTCCCGGCTGTATGCCGGTTTTGAAAGCCCCAGGAAAAACATATGGAAATTATGTCTGCAATTCCATCCACAAAGACCTCCACCCTCTCCATAGCCAGTTGCTTCTCTGAACTGCCGGTATCTCTTATCCTTTCCGGAAATGCAAAAGACCTGACCTTGCCAGCTCTCATGATTGTTATAACCGGTTCCGGTGTTCCTGGCTCCCAGGTGTGCGGTGGTTTCAAAATAATCACAGTCCATTTCATCAGCGTACATTTCGGTGAGCTTCCCGGCTGTCTGATTTACTCCAGTCAGAAGCGATCTCCGGACTGCTACATCCAGCTTAGAGGAATGGCCTTTCTGGTAGAGAACCTTTCCCCCGTCAATCGCCGCTGCCTTTACTGCCTGTTTTATTGCCTCCTGGTAAGAAAAGGCTCCGGATGTTACCTGCATGTATGCAAGATTTGTATATTGCAGATACAAATTCTGGGAAGCTACCGCCGTTGTCAATGTCAGGTTGTTTATGTTCCCCTGTGTTTTCTCAATAGCCGCCGCTAATGTCTGCATCATAGCCGGGGATTGTTTCAGGCTTATAGGTGTAAGACCTGCTGCAGAACAAATATCCCCCTCGTATTTCAGGGAGATAACCCCGGATTCGTTGAAAAGCTCGCTTATGTAGCTGTCGGAGAACTTCGTCACGCTTGCTACCTCCTGGATGATCTCCTCCAGGAGCTTCCCGGATTCCTGGACCTGTTTCAACTGCCACCTTGCGGAATCCGTTATTTTGCCGGTTTTGACAATCCTCCGGGAAATATCCCGGATAATGGACTCATTCAATGCGTCATAAAGTCCCAGAACATCATCACAGCAAGCCTCCAGATATTCAGGTGTCAGCATGTGGCATTACCTCCTATTCTTCCGGAGGATATGGAGTAACGCCTTTTGGAGCCTCTGGGATATATTTCTTTGCCTCGTCCTCTGAACAGCCAAAATACCAGGCATAAAACATTTCCAGCTTATATTTTCCTGCAAGAACCATAGCCCACCGCCGTTGAAATTCCTTGTCGGTGTCCTCCAGAACCCCATCCCCCCAGGTAACGCTCTTTTCTGCTGCTCCGGGTGGTGCCAGATTGTATAGGGTACATATCACATCCAGAACGTAAATAAGATGCTCAAAGCCTTTGTCCCAGGATTCTTGCATCTTTGAAACAACCGTGAATGACCTCTGCTTTGACGTCCGGATTTCCTCCGCTGTCTTTTCTATCTGCTGTGGATCGGATATTGTCCCGTAGGAAAGCCCGCAGAGAAACTCTATCCTCTGGAAATACTTATTCAATCCAGCAAACAAGCTGTTGTCCCGGATTTCCGGGGCGTACTCTTTTATAAATGATCCAGACTCTTTCCCGTTGAAATCAAACGCCCGATACAGCCTCTCTCTACCCTCCGGGAGAATAGGTTTTCCTTTAGGGGTAGAATCAAACAACTCCTCGGAGGCGTGTATTGCTGCTTCCGTAGCTTCATACTCCCAGAGTATACGGGAAAATTGCCGGTCTGCCTGTTCGATAACATCAACCGCCCTAGAAAATACGGAAGCTCCCAGGGGTGATTTTAAGTCTACATTGTTTGCCCTAGGAACTTTGATATACACAAAAAGCGGTTTTTCAATGTTATTGATAACCACCGGTTCCTCTGATAGCTCTGCCCAATCCTCAACCTCTGCCAGATGTACCGGTGTCATAAACGGATAACTTGCAACTATCGGATCATCCCCGAATTGCTCCAGGTACAGCCTCTCCGACCTGAAAGCCGTGTTTGTTATCGTGTAGTCAGTACCTACCAGACTGTGAGATTCCATACGGGTGTATATATAATCTCCCTGGAGCCTACTGTCTACAAATATTCCTCCGGTGATCTCTTTGTTGGTATCGTATGCAGTAGGATAAAACCTGTCAGCCTCGGTAAAATCAATCTTGATCGTGTCCCCGGACCGATAAGGTTTCATGCAGATAGCTCCCATTGCACAATAAAGCTCTACATAAGTCGGGAGATTCTGGAGGAACCCGGAAACAACCTTATTCATGAAATCAGCCCTTGCGCTTCCGGTAATCTCAATTTTAAATTCCGTCAGGATCAGCCTCGCAAGCTCCTCTGAAATTGCGGATGGAAGATTCAGCGGTATTACATCCGCCTTTCCTCCCCTCCAGGGCGGTTCATTTTTATACATCTGGTTCCACAGCTCTATTGCGTTTTCCATCGTGCCAGAGGTGGCAATGGAAACATTTAACTGCTTTTCAATATTCTTTTTTGGTGTCAGGCTGCTCCATGCCTTTTTAAAAAAATCTGTTAGTGCCATTTCTTTTATCGCCTCCTAACTGGCTTTCTTCTTGATGAATTTCTTCCAGTCACGTTCATACGAATACTCGAACGCATCCAGGGAATCAATATCGCTGGTACCATCATCCAGACGCTCCAGCTTCATGTTCTTAGGATTCCATACCGCCATACTGATAGCCTCCGTGAGTGTCTGACAGTCCTCGGTATAGAAAAATCTTTCCTGCGCCGTCAATGCGGTTACGGTGAAAATCCGGTCTGTGATAACGTCCTTGATAGCGTTCTTAATCTTAATATCTCCCATATCATTTCTAACTAGGGCTTTTTCAAGCCCTCTCATAAGAACCTGCTCAGCGGAATCACAGTAAACATGTGTTACATACCCGTAAGTCTTGATGATCCGTTTAATGAATTTGACGAACATGTCTGCCAAATCCTCCGGGTCGGTTCCCTCTGCATCGTGCCATTCAGAGGAAAGAGCAATCAACTTCTCATATCCCAGGGTGGGAGCGGATGCAACAAAGGCATGTCCGGAGCCATTCCCTCCAAAGTCCACGCCTACGTTTATTTCTATCAATTCACCACGTTTATTAAGCTCCTGAACCGCTTTTACGGGTATCAGGTATAGATTGTCGCTTGCCGCTATGGAAGTAGCCAATCTGGTGTAAATAAGGCCGTCAGCGATACTTCTCTTTCCCTCAATGTCCCGGATATACCAAATACTCCCCGGATCATACTGACTAATAATCTCCGCAAGTCTCTGTTTGCTTATGTTGGTATTCTCAAAGATATTAAAATGCTGGTAGTTATACCCTCCCAAGAGTTCCCCGGCTTCCGCTTTCTTTGCGTATACATCCAGGTAGTCTTTATATATCGGCGCTTTAGGATGCTCCGGGTTCAAATCCCAGAATATCTTACGGCGTTTTGCTGCAAGCTGGCGGTTGAACGCCTCTTTTATGGTGTTGTCATGATGCAGATTGATCTCTGTCGCAATCCACATACCGTAGGAATTACCACGGATTTTTTTATAGCTGTCAGAGGATTTACCTCCGGCAAAAATGACTATCTTCTCTTTGTACCCGGTGTCCGGGCCTTTTATCCGGAGACAGTCATTATCTTTATATTTACTCCATCGGCATTGACCTCTGAAAATATACTCTAGGCCGAAACCGTTTGCATCGCCTATATTCAGCTTTGCATTTGCCATTGTGGAACCGGTGGCTAGGTGGATTTTATCGGGGCAGGTTTTCAACTCATGAGCGAAAGCGTATACGTTATCAATGGTCTTTCCTGATCGGACGGCTCCCTCTAGGATATTGTATGTGTTGAACTGACAGGCATAAATATAAGCTCTATGTTTCGGACCGAAATTAAACGGTATTGTCTTTTTCTTCCGGATTGCCATATATACTCTCGTCCGTGTCGGACGTGTCCTCTATTTCTTGATTTATGCCTTTCTCTTTGTCCTTTTCATACTTGAACTGCCGTTCTTTCAGGTTTGTTTCCGGATTGTAGCCGGCTGTGTCCCGGAGGAACTCTGCCGCTCTTACGTCCCCGGTCTGGAGGGCTTTTTGGAAAACCCGTACCAATAACGCCATCTGGTTTGTCATGTCCTCCTCCGGAACGCCCAGCGTTTCCAGATTCTTGACCGCATTTTCGCCAACTACCGGCATATTCAGAAGCAACTTTGCGGCTTGTTGCATCTGCCGTTTTCTCCGTCTGGCTTCCCCGGATGCCTTACCGCCTTTCCGTCCTGCCTCTCTCGGTTCCCTCTCGCTTCCGAATTTTTTCAGGTTTCCCTCATTTGCCATCTCACCACCTACCATTTTGTTACGAAAAAAGGCACCGTCCCGTGTGTGCGTGGGATGATGCCTTTTGCTTTCGCCTTATTTTTCGGAATCAGGATTCAGGAAGCGTACAACTCGTGCAGGACGGCTACCCCTCCGTCAATGCACTCCTGGATGTTTTTACCTATGCTGCGGTAGAAATCCGGATGAACCATGCACTCATAAGCCCGTGTGAGCGTGTTGCTCTGCTCCTGGGTGATTCCTAACCGGAAGCCCTTTGCTATCCGCAACGCCTCTTTGTACTGCCCCTGTGCTACCATTTTCCGCACCTGTTCTGTTTTCTTCACCATGCCGGTTCCTCCTCTCCGTTTCGTCAGACATAACTAAAATTTCTTGTGCTTCCCATGCTGTCCTTTATTCCCTCCATGTCGAAAAAGGAAAGCTGTTTGTACTGCAACTCTGCCTCCTCCTCTCTCATGAAGTCCTCTTTTGTCTTTCCTGCCCTCTTTCCCTCCAGGGTGTGACAGTCGTAGACGTATTTCGGGATTTTATCCCCGTCAAGCCGCTGGAACTCTGCCAGGTTGATCGCCTTATCCAACCCTTTCTCCAGGTTCAGCAACTCTCCCGGCTCGAAGTAATTATTGATACCGGGTAACTTATTCTTATCATCCATCAGCTCATTTGCGAAGAAATCCGAATCCCGGCTCTTTGCATGGTACAAGAGGATGGTGATTGCCTTGGATATAAAAATCTTTGTCCGCTGCTCCCCTTTCTTCCCTTTATTCACTTCGTTGCTCGCCCAATATAAAGCAAGGATTTCCTGGGTACATTCTCCGTAACAATCCTCTGCGGAGATTACCAGTGTTCTTTTCCAAAGGTAATGCTCGTATTTGTCGAACAATTCATTTGCGGCGTACCCGGCTGCTTTCACATCGCACCGCCTTATTGCTTTCTGGTATAAGCTGGACATGGTAAAAAGGGAATGTCCGCTCTTTGTGATTAACTGGTTATATGCCATAGTTTCATTCCTCCTACAAAATGATTTTAAGCTCGGTTTCCCTTAACTTGAGCTTAACTTTAGCAGTTTTTCACATGATTTCAAGGCGAAAACAACCGATTTTTCGTCAAGTTTGCCTTTTCAGCATATTGTACATTTCCCATGCTTTCCAGAAACTTATCTTTTGACATTTATACGGCTCTGGTTCGTCCTGAAATTGTGATCGTAATATTTCCCCCATTTATTTTTCATGTACTCCACCGTCTGATTCAACGCCCGTAGGTTCTTATTCTCGTTATTCCCGCCGGCGTTCTTATCGTACTGATTCTGCATCCCGAAATAGTCAGGTATGATAATGATCCGATTCTGGAGAAGCTCCTGCAGAACAAAGTCGGTGTCCTCTTTAATGTAGGTCATATTATCGAACCGACTTTTCAGATGCTCTTTATTAAACCAGCAAATTCCTCCGGTGATTCCCTTAAACAGAAACTCGGCGTTGAATTTCCGGACGTCTCCGGTCATGGTGCATGAAGCAAATCCCAGGCGTAAATCCTCCAGGATTTGTGCAACCCTCTCAAACTCCATATCTATGGTGTCTTTGTCGGTGATTTCAACCTTGTTGTTTTTGCCCTTGTATATCATCATGGAAATATCATCGTCACACTGGATAACAATATCCTCCGGGGTGTTGTCGATGATCCACTGTCTGACCTTTGCCAGACTGTTTATTTCTTCATCCGGGCCGGTCAGTATCTTTGTTATCCCGGCTGCCCGGTACGCCTCCTCCTCCGATTCCCTCACAACGTAGGTACAATCATTCAGGATGTTCCAGGTCATGATCCGGTCATACCGCTTATAGGACGGAACGTAAATTCCTATGGTTTTACAATCCTGATTCATGATACCACACCGCCCTTGCCTTAATTTTCTTTTTGTCATTGATCTTGACCTTTGCCCCGTCAATGCCTAACCTCCGGGTAAGTTCGTTATAGTCCATTTCATTCTTGCAGACGATCATCACATAATTGTACTTCTCATAATTGATAAGCTCCATTTCCTTAATTTTCCGCTCTCCTGGGCTTCCCTCCTGCAAGTCAAGACCTAAATCCATATTCAGATCAGCCGTCCAGTCGGCCAGCAAATCCATATCCCACTCCCCGGCGTGGGTATTGTCTTTTATATTGATTGCCCGTAACTCTGCTTCTGTATATCCTATCAGGCGTTTGCAGGTGACTTCCTGATCCGGATTGATTTCATTCAGGATCGCTTGCCGCATGTTCCCGGCTATTACGTTGTCCTGTTCATCAATCAGGAAGATGCCAAAATCCCCGAACTGCTCCAGGGACCTTTTCAGCTCCTCCCGTTTCTTCTTTCCAATCTTCCGGGGATTGCCAAATCCGGTCTTAATGTCACCTACCCTCATGGTGAGAACCTCTATTCTCTTTTCCGGTAAATCTCCCGGTAAACTCTTTTCTGCTGCTTCGCTCATTCTCTCACATCCTCTCTGGTTTTAGCGTAAAACAAAAGAGCCACGCTCTCCGCATAGCCCTTTCTTGGGGGTATTCCCTTTTTGTAGGAGTAGCTGTACTTCATGCCTGGCTGCTCTTTTATCCAGAGAGAGGAGAAGCGTTTGCCTCTCCTCCCGTGAGGGGATATTGAGCATAGCGTAATCTGTTTACCGGGTCAGATTACAACAGCCAGCAAGTGGTACTTGCCGCTTACACTATATCATCGGGGTAAATGTAAGGTCAACGTAAAAAAAACGAAAATTATATGCCTGTGGCTTCGTTATAGCCTTATGTAGCCTTTCCTCGGTTACTCCCTAAGTATTCTTGTCAAAACTCCATCTAAGCCGAAAATAAGGGCTGTCAAGTCCTCCCTGGCTGCTTTGGCGTCATTCTGGATCGTGCGTATGTCCTCCCCCTCCAGTTCCGCTATCTCTTTTGTGTTCATCCTCTTTTCAGAAAGATATAGCCGCTCAATTACCCGGTACTGTCTCTGTTTCACTTCCGATGCGGAACTTTCGCAAGATTTCCGGTAAACCTCCAGCATGGTATCTACATGTGTCATTACCATGCCCACCGTCACTACGCTTCTTTTCAATCTGTGGAGTGTCCTATCATCATCAAAGATGCCAAACTTTGTCAGGACCTCCAGATCAGCAATATCACCGTTGGCGTCCTCTGCCATTTCCAGAGTATACACCGCATTTTCTTCATACGCTTTCAGCTCCCGGTATTTCTCCAGGAGCGTCTTTGTCCGGTAGAGGAGTTTCTGCACCTTTTCCTTTGCGGCTTCCTGGTGTTCTTTCTTGTAAGCCTCAATTCCTGCCTGGGATGCCTTTTTAACCATTTCCTCTAACTGCCTCTCCGATATATTGAATATTTTACCGCCTTTGCCAGCCATAGCCCATACCTCCATTTTTTACTTGACTTTTCCTCGAATATGCCATACAATGGCATTACCGTTTCGTGGAGTTCGGCAAGTTCCCTTTGGTGGGTATGAGCTGGACTCTCGTTTTTTATTCAGTTTTCTATCTGGCTCTTATGCGAACCGTCCTCCGTTCAGGAACGGAGGAAACGGCAACTCGGATGATACTGTGTAAATCTCCTGAATGGAGGCATGTGCAAGACTGATTCCTCTTTCCTTTGCATCTTTCAGAATTTCATCCGTAAATTCAACTCCCGGAGATACAAAAATCATTCCTCCCGTTCTGCCTTGCATTTTCTTTTCCAGGCTTCTCAGGCTATCGGCATAATCACAATTACTTCCGAAAATCTTTTTCAGGATTTCGGCCGTATCCGGTTTCCGTTCTTTTTCCTGTCCGTGAGTATACATAGCAGATATAGATTTTTCGTATTCTTCCGCTTCAATACGGCTCATTGTAAGAAGAACATCATTATAATCTGCTCTCCTCGTACCTCCAATTTCTACTTTGTTAGATTTTTCTACCACTTCGGATTTCAGCCGGTTCCACATTTTGGCAAAACTCATTCCTGACTGATTCCATATTTTTTCAAAATCCATATTCCACCCTCCGGCTTCTAACTGCTTCATCATTTTTTCACTGTTCATAAAATCAATCTCCCTTTCCTCCAGATAAGGGAATATCAGCAATTCCCCCCCCTGGACTTCAATTCCCCATGCGTCCCATCCGCTCCGCTCCTCACGGGCAAATAATTCAATCATGGGACCATAACTTACAGTTTCTATCATTTGCCGCATTTTCTCCGGCTTCTTGCTGTGTTCCCGGCGTGGTTCCAAGAATCCAGTCACTCCCTGTTGGCGTTTTCCGTCAACCATTTTGTAAGGCAGCTTTTCTTTTGTGGTTCCGAAAAGACAATGCTCTGTCATTCCCCGGAAATACTGCCCCAGACCTGCCTTGTCTTTCTGCCAGGTTATCAGTGTCACATATTGGAATCCCCACGCCTCCAGAACCTTAAAAGCATCTTTCAAGTGATTGTTTGTAGCCCAGAGGTAGCAATGACACCCCTCCTGGCTTGCAAGCCTCTGGACTGGAAGCTCCATAATCTCCGATGTTTTCATCAGGGAATAATGGCGGTCAGCTCCCCTCTTTATTTTCCCTCCTCCGGTTTCCCACCAGGGCGGATCAGCGTATATGGTCTGATATGTATTACTGGTGCTGAAAATATCGACTACCATCCTTATCTCCTCCGGAAACTCTTTGCTCTGGTACATGTGGCAAAATGGGAAATGTACCCTATCCCGTCAGCCTCCTCCGGACTTACTCCGGTGATTCCGGAAACAACTTCTCCCTCCTGGGTAACTATCTTTTCTTTTCCTCCAGGTTCTTTCCGATAGTTCAGCATTGTAGGATTGCAAGGCATATTCTTTCCTGCCTTAGTCCTTATCCAGAGGATGCGGCAACCACACCCTCCGCACTGTCCGAAATTACCATTTGCCATACTCGACTCCTCCTCTCTTTTTACTCCTCCGGTTCCTCCGGCTCCTCGTAGCCATAATCATCATTCTCGGCTTCATTATCGCCTCCAGGAGACGTTTTCGGATCTTCTCCGGTATTTTCTCCGTTTGCGTCCTCTTCGGCCTTATTTCCAGCCTCTCCGACTTCCCGGAAATCACCGTCAATCACATTATTATCCGGATTCTGCACTTCTCCCGGAAGTGCCGTTTCGTCAGCTACTTCTCCCGGAAGCAACGGCGTATTCATCCAGGTTTTTTCCGGATCGGTTTCAAGACGTTCCTGCCCGTCCCCGTCCGGCTGCTTTCCGTCCTGATTCCACGGCTGGTCTTTGTCAAAAATGCTCCTCTGTCCGGTGTTTGCGATATATGCCAGGACAAACATCTGTTTTTCATCATCCCAGACAAGCTCCATTTCCGGATTTTTGTTACCTTTCAATTCATCTTTGACAGTTACAGTAGAGGAAACCTTGTGATCGAATTTCGGTTTCTGGATTTCCCGGCTCTCTCCCTCAATATCCGGATCATTGTTTGGTATGTACTCCCTTGTCAGAGATACATCAACTTTTAAGGTGATGGAGCCCTCCGATGATCCGCTGTCAAGCATACTCCTGAAAAGCCTCTGTAATACTCGGTTGAAATTCTGCCTAGCCTCCTCAAAAGTCGCATCCTCCAGAACAAGCTCCTGCATATTATCCGTTATCATTTCTTGCTCTCCTCCTTATGGTCTTGGTTTAGAAACGCATTTACTACCTCCAGACAATCCGCTTCGGTTGCCTCTCCTACCTTTGTTCCGTACCGGTCTGCACATTGCTCTAAGGCTATGCACTCCACGCAATTCAGGGGATCAGTCAGGGTATAGACCGCATCATCCAGGGTAATATTTTTTGGAAGAACGCCGGACTCAATCAAAAACTCCAGATTTGAAACCGGCTTTTTTCCGCTATTCATCGTAGCCCTCTGTGATATAGGTTGCTTCCATGTCTGCCTCTATCATTGCCAGTACAAGAGGGTACTTCTTGATCGCTTCTTTCAGGGTGTTCCAACTCTCTTTAGGTTCTGTGAATCCCATATGCCAGCGGATAGCATACCTCTCCACCGGTTTCAGCTTGATATATTCCTCAATCATCATTACGGACTTTTCGCCGTGTCCGTAGGGAATCTTATCATCCACCGTATAGACCGGGACCGTTTCCCAGATAAAATCACCGTTGTTATCATGTTTTACCTGCCATTTTTCAGCGGTTGCAACCTTATCCGGATCATAGGTTTTTTGGTTCCTCAGCTCCGAACCATAGAAATAGGTCTTGCATATGTCATGAAGCAATCCGACAATGATAATGCTCTCTGCGTCAACCTTGTCACTGTCAAGTTGCTCTCTCCAGATGTTGTACTCTGATCCACTGGTCTTTTTATCCAGACATTCGTAAACCTGGAGGCTGTGATACAGAAGCCCTCCCTCAAAGGAACTGTGATACTTTGTGGATGCCGGCGCCATGTAAAAATCGCTTTTCCGGATGTAGTCCAGGAGCCGATCCACTCCCTCCCTCTGTACCCGTGAAAGATGCCCCTCAAAAACTTCAATCATTGCTTCTCTTTCCTGTTTGCTAATCTCGCTCATTAAACTCTCCTCGCTTTCCTCATTCTTTTATCAATCATCCGCTCAAAACGTGCGGTTCCCTCCGGATCAATTTCTTTTGCCTGGTAGTAAAGCTCATACAATCTGTCCTGCAGAATATCTTTTTCCAGGTTCCCTCTATAATCGTGAATATCCAGCCGGAACCGTACCGCTGACATTTGCTGTTGTATTCCGGTAATTCGGAATGCCACTTTTGCCGGTTCCTCCTCTTTTGAGAAACCTTTTGAATACTGGCTCACCGGCATTTTAGAAACCATCCGGGCATCCTCCAGGTGTCTTGACATTGCCTGAATCAATCCGACAACTTTCTTGTGTTTCGGGTGCTTCGGTTTCAAAATGTCGATAGGTACCAGCATAAGCATTTCCTGATATGTCATAGGCATTTCAGGAAATATCGCCCGTTCCGCCGTTCCTCCCATTCTGAAAATACGCCTTTCCTCATTGATTGTTGCCATCCGTTTTTACCTCCTGAATGATTACTTCTACCCTGGGATTTTCAGAGTAGAATTTCCTGCACTGGCAGTCCACTATCTGGGTATCATCCTTATAAGCTACCCGGTTCAGACTGTCGGCTATGATCTTAACCACATTATCCATGTCTGGCTTCTTTGTAGGCCGTAGGAGCTGTTTTTTCATCAGCTCCTTATTCTTCTTGGTCTGGCTCTTTGGAATGCCGTAAAAAGCCAATATCCGCATGTCAAGCATGGTTCCGTCCGGGAATCGGTAATTGTCGCATTGTACACGGTACGCCTCTTTGACCTCGTTTTCATAGATAACCGTCTTTTTCGGAGTGACGTTATTCACAAGCGTATTTCTGACTTTCCCGGTCTTTTTATTCTTGAACCCTTTTTCAGAGTACATTACCTTTGTCTGGGGCCTCCCTTTCCCGGTAGGCTCTCCCAGGACTGTAAATTTCACCGTCATAACCTCACCCCTCAATCCGGAACCGGAAGCGGAGTTATCATGTATTCCTGGTGTACCGTTGCCCTGTCCTGCATCACCACAACGGCTGTATAAGGATCACCGTATTTGCAAATCCAATCATGAATAGGCTTCACCGCCTTTTCAAATTCCAGATTCTTGGTGGCTCTATCCGCTCCCACGATTTCTGGTTCAAAACTTTTTTTGAATATCCATCCGGGACACATGGCTATTTCTCCATTTTCTTTCTGGACTATGTAAGAGCCCACCGGTACCGGGACTACTACGCCGTTCATTTTTAACCAAAGTTGCCTCTCTCCATCCTCCAGGTAGAGATTTCCGGATATAAAAGCCGTTGCAACCCATTCCGGCGTATGTCTGCTTTCATCAAAATCTTTGTCACAGGCAGGCATGGACAACTCCCCTTTGTACTCAAAAGCATCAACTGTTATCACTTCTCCCTGTTTTGTTCTGTATCTCACCTTTCTTACCTCCCTCTGCTCTCCATTCTCCGTCTCTGCCGGTTTTTTGCCGGTACCAGGTTCGGTTTCTGGTTGAACTGCTTCCCGTACCGGTTCAGCCCAACCGCCTCTCCTGCCGCTTTTGTTTTGGAATATCTTGATTTACTCATGTAACCCTCCTATCTACTGGTATCAGCGGTTTCAGAATATTTTCTGATTCTCAAAAAGTAGTCCAGAGCTTTTCCTGTTTGCGTCCTCTGCCGCTTCCCCTGTTCTACCGTATAGCCGTTCTTTATCAGGATAGCGGCTGTATTCAGCCTATCGTCCTGGTTGTATATCAAAACTTCCACCGGCTTATCCTCTTTCGTATCCGCCCTGCTCCCTCTCTCCAGGTCTGCCAGGGAAATTTTCAACGCTTTCAGGATAGCAACCAATCCGCTTAAAGGAATATCTGTCTTTCCGCTCTCGTAAGCCTGGATTGCGCTCTCTGATTTCCCGATCCGGTCAGCAAGTGCTTTCTGTGTCAGACCGGCCTCCTCCCTGAATTTCTTAATGTTTGCCCTGATTTTCTCCTCCAAAATATTCAACCCTCCATAAATTTACTCATTGTATCAAACCTCTGCTCCGCTTCTTTCCTCCGAAAAGACTCTCCTGGAATCTCCACAGGGAAACAAGTTTCAAAGATACGGTCATAAATGCGTTTATAGCGAATATCCTCTGCTTCCAGCATTTCCGATAAGGTCAGGTTTGTTGTCAGTATCATAGGCTTTGACGCTCTGGAGCGACTGTCTATGATGTTATAGACCTTTTCAAGTGCATAATCTGTATTACGTTCCGTCCCCAGATCGTCCAGGATCAGGAGCTTTGCGCTGTTCAGCATGGATATGTATGCCGCTTCATCCTGTGTCTGGATGTTCTGCAGTATCTTCACAAAAGAAGTCATGATAACAGATACCTTTTTATCCAGTAGCTCATTTGCGATACATGCCGATGTGAAGCTCTTTCCTGTGCCTACCGGACCGTAGAAGATGATCCCCTGGTTTTTCTCCAGCATTTCCGGAAACTGGTCTGTATACTTCCTTGCAATCCTGAAAGCCTTTCTGTTCTGCTCAAAAATCCGGTAATTGGAGAATGTGGCTTCCCGGTACTTAGAATCCATCAGCGAGGCATCTCGCATCTGCCTGATCCTTGCCATTTCCTCCTCATACTGTTCTTTTTTCTTCCGGCGTTCCTGGGCTTCCTGCTCGCATTTGCACATACAATGTACTTTCCGCTTTTGCCCTGGACCGTAAAGGCTTTCCGGCAGGTCAATGATCCGCTCTTTGTGGGTGTTGCATTTTCCGCAATAAATCAGGCCGTTTTCTCCTATATAGTCCCCGTCCTCCAGCTCCTTTGCTGTTTCCTGGATGATACGATCCAGCGCGGAACCTGCCGCCTCTTTCATATCTGACATGTCACTGACCTCCTCTCCTGAATGGATTTGCGTCCTGTCCGGAAGTTACTTCTCCCGGCTGCTGTCGGTCTGCCTCCGTCTTTTTCGGGATATACTCGGTAAAAGAAAGATTTGTCCCTAGGAACGTCTTTGCATGTTTAATAAATTTCTGCTCCGTATGTTCCCTCTCGCATTGCCTCCGGTACGCTGCTGCTGCTTCTTTCAAATCATCCGGAGAAAAGCCGTCCTTTATCCTAGCTTTGTATGTTTTAAAAGCCTGGCCTTTATCCACTTTCCGGGGGTATATCTTCCAGAACTCCTCAAACTCCGGCCCGTACTTGCTTTCTGGCTTTCCTCCAGATTGTTCCTGATTCTCTGGTTGCTCTCCCTGATCTTGACCGTTTTCGGTAACGTTACCTATTACGTCACCGGTAACGTTATTTCTTCCGTTTTCTTCCTTTTCCATTCTTTTCCGTGCCTTATATTTTGACTGCCTCTTTGCATTACCCTCTTTCTCTTTGATGTACCTGTTATAGTAAGACCTCCAATCTTCCCAATCATGCAGGTACAGTTGACCTCCAACATCATCTATCCATCCGGAATCTATCAGGCTCTCCACCACACTTTCAACCTCCAGAGTAGAGGAAAGCCCGGTCTGTAGAACTCCGGCAATGTCGCTCCGGTCTGCACTTACGATCAATCCGTCCATTTCGGCGTTATCAATGCCCCAGAGCCATAGAGTGATTAGAATACCAATGGCCTCATTCTGTGAGCATCCAATCGCCTTATATAGACTTCGTAATTTTCCACCTATCAGCTTTTGGTCTACGCTGATCCATGCCATTCGTTCCCACCACCATTCCGCAAAATCTTAAAATCATCAAATATCAGCCACCAGATCAGCAATCGTAATAGGGGCGGTCAATACCTCTGTTTCCCGGCAGTAGTCACAATTTCCGCATCTGTCAGGGGCAACCTCACCGTACTTGACTTGTTTTACCCTCTCGATGTTGTATTTAACAATGTTCAATGCTTCCTGCAAATAATTGTCCTGAACGTGGACGATCTTAATGTTGGTAGCCTTTTCTTTGCTGGCTCCGGCAATGTAGAAAGGAAGCCGCTTGCCGGTGTTCTGGTACACAATCTCCTGATATACCGCCGCCTGAATGTCATAGCCCCAATACCGTACAAAATCCAGATAACCTATATCTCTCACCCATTCATGCTTTGTCAGGGATGCCATGACCTTTAAATCTACGATTGCAACTCCCTCCAGGTAGGAATCAATTTTTATCTTCCAGGGAAGCCCGAACAACTCACCGGTCATGATAACCTGTTTTTCTCCAGACATATGAGCCATAAAGAACTCGTCACGCTCGATTCTGGCAATGATGTTGTTTGCCTGTTTATAATCCGACAGAAGCTCCCACTTTTCCGGATCGTCCGGGTATTTTTTCTGTGATGTTTTGGTGAATATTTCCGGATTCTCCATTTTGAATTTATCCAGAGTACCCTCGAAATGAGCATCTACATAGCTTCCAACCAGCAAAGCGGTTGTTTTCTCCTCCTGGTATTCTCCCCGGAGTTTCGCCATTGCCAGGGCCTCACACCTTAACTGTCCGTAGGTTCCGGCAAAATCCTTGAACTGTGAAACGGACATATACTCAAAATTTGCCTCCTGCGAATAATAATTCTCTGCCGTCAACTGCATACTCTATACCTCCTCGTAAGTCGCTCCGGTAAACCGGATATAGTTTAATATCTTTGTGATCTGCTCCTTTGTCCCCAGAATACGGACTGTACGCATTTCCCCGTTGGGATATGCCTTTGTTTCCGGTTCCGGATTCTGTCCCACTTTTGCCGGTTCCTCCGGACGTGGTACATATCCTCCAGGAAGCCCACTGTTTACGGGCATCCCCTGGTGTCCCATTTGAGCCGCCACCTGTGGCTGTGGGATTCTTCCGGAAATATCAGGTCTGCATATGGTTCTCTCTTTTCCCGATACATCCGGATGTCCCTGGTTGCTCTGTGCTTCTCTCTGCCGCTGTTCTTCCTGGGCTTTCTGTCTCGCCAATTCCTCCCGGCGCTGTTTTTCCTCCTCCTGACGTTTCCGTTCTGCCTCCTCAGCTTCCCGGCGTTTCCTCTCCTGCTCCAGAATCCTTTCTTTTTGAGCGTTCAGCTCATTCATTTTCTGGATAGCTTTCTGGAGAGAAAGATCAACCTTGTATACAGTCAGCATATCCTCCTCAAATTCACTGGCAAAAGACTTGATTGTGCCGATTTCATCCAGGATTTTCTGAATGCCGTTTTCAATGCCCTCTCTCCAGCTCTTTTTTGTAGCTGTGGCATTTTCCCACCGGTCATCATAGATAGCCTTTCTCGCCTTTTCCCGTATATCCTCCGGGAGCTTTTCCGCTTTCTGCGTCCAGTAAGCATTGATTTCAGCCCTGGCCTTTTCCTTACGGCGTTTCTCATAGTCTTTGACCTGATCGTTGATAGCCCGGATCGGCTTCTCTATCAGGTCAATAAGTTCTTTCGCCTGTGCTTCGATAGGTGCATAAGGTTCCAGGCACTTTTCTTTTACCTCTTTTCTCCTGTCCTCAATAGCCTTTGCCAATTTCCGGAGATCGGCAACATCACCCTTTGCAGTCTTGATGGTATCATCCGTATAGGCTGTTTTCTGGTATATCTCCAGCTCCTCATTCAGACGTTTCTTGATTTCTTCAAAATTCCAGGAAATTGTACCCGGTTTCTGGTTTACTACTACGCTAATCTCATTCATCCCGTTATCCTCCTCTTATCTGAACGGCAATTCACTGTCTATATCATCCGGAATATCAAAATCCGGATCGTAACCGCCATTTCCATAGTTTTGCTGCTGCTCGAACTGTGCAAATTCTTCATCATACTGCGTATCTCTCCCCTGATTTACCGGCTCCGGCTCCCTCCGGTTCTGCTGTGCCTGTTTGATCTGGTTAAATACGTTCACCGGCTCCCCGTGATCCGGAAGTGCCGCCGTCTGCTGTCTGCTTGTGGAAAGAAGCCCATTCTGGAACTCTACGCCGCCTCCCTCGTCATAGGCCATCAGTTGTTCAACCTTATCAAAATCTTTTTCGATATATTTGCTCAACCTACGAATGACCGTTTTCCGGTACATTTCTCCGGAGGAGTTCTTCCAGGCATCACTATTTTTCGCCTTTGAGTAGTTCTCACGCACTCCCTCTATCTCCTCCGCACTCATGCTCTCGTAAAGCATGGAACCATCTTTAAAGGTGACGATAGCAAAAGCTCCAATCATTTTCCCGTTATTGAACGGAATCGGCTTGAATGTAAGGTTCTGTTTTCCATCGTCAACTCCCTCGTCATACAGATCTCCCTCCCGGACTACCTTTGCAAAAATATCCTTAATAGGCTGGATGCTGTGCTTCTTGCAAACCTTTATTTCTCCCTTGTAGTCGGTCTGGAAATTCATTTCACCGCCATAAGGAATTGCGTAACATTCTCCGCTTAAAAAATCCAGTCCCAGGAAAGCTCCCTTTATCATGCAGAGTGCAATAGAATCCGCTGAAATACCATTTAGGTTGTCACGTTTCTTTTTGTCTTTCAGCATATCCCGGATCAGTGTAATACAGTTGAGGACGAACCGGTCTTTGTTGAACCCATCCGGCATTGCCCCCATTTTCTCCGCAATCTGTTTCATAAGTGCGCTCTGGATGTTCTGCAGGTATTCAGCCGTTGTTACCTGTTTCCCTTGATGCTGTTGTTGCCCTTGCTGCTGCCTTTGCTGTTGTTGCTGTGCATTTGCCATTTCCCTTTTTACCTCCTGCATTTTAATCTCTCAAAATCTCCATCATTGCCAAACTGTACCGGTTCACAGTCTGCCTTATCACCCATTCCCGGATCACATCCGGAAGAAGCAACGGAAGATACGTTTCATCTTTCCCGGCAGTCTCGGCTTTCCTCTTGGCGTATGATACGATTTTTGGAAATTCATCATCACCCACCTTGTAACCGTCTGCCTCCATCCGTTCCCGGATGCCCTGATACTTCAAATCCATTGTCTAATCTCCTTTGCAAAATCATGAATCAGCAATTTTATCATTATCATGATCGGGAGAGTCAGCCATTCGCCGCCGTAAGCGACATATCCTCTTTCCTCATAAGCTACGTTTACAAATCTAGCGGTCAGGAGAAGTCCAGAAGAAACCAATATCCAGTTTTTAATCACCCACGTTTTCATAGATTGCCTCCTCAATCTCTGCAGCTCTCTCCAGAATTTCCTTTGTGTACTCTGTTTCGTAGATTCCGCTATCCCAAAATTCGGAAGCTAAACCAGCTCCACAGTTGTAAACCATAAGGACATCCGAAACATCGCCGTATTTCCAGGAAAGCTCCTCCAGAATGGTTATTCCCGTTGCTATGTTTGTGTAGGGATTCAGGAGATCGCCGTCCCCTGTCCGGTCTGCTATATCCTGATAATATTGGGGCTGTATCTGCATATAGCCGTAACTCCGTTCCGAATCTCCCAGGATGTACCACCTATACCCACTCTCGTACTCAATCATTGAAACTATCAGTGGATAAGATATGTTCTTTTCTTTGCATAGGCTGTATGTATACATTTGAGCGATTACTGGAAATTCTCCCCCGTTTCTTGTGTAATTCTCCGGAATGCTTACGGGGACAAATCCCTCCAGATTCCAGGATGCGGATATTTCCATCTTTGAAAAAGGCTCCTCCTCGCTTCCTGAATCCATGCACCAGATTAAACCCTCACTCTCCGGTGTCAATTCCTGGATCGTTTCCTCCGGTTCCTCTGGTTCTTCCTGGAGAAATACCTTTTCTTTCACTCTCACCGTTTCCGGTTTAGATAATTCCAAAGCCTCTACCTCTGTATTCATCACCCCTTTTACCTGGATCATCAGCACAACCGCCGATGCCACCACAACGGCTATTTTTAAATGGCATTTACGCATACTGCCTCCTCCTGGAGCGGCGTTACGAATATCCCCAGGTCAATTCCCGGATGGTTTTCAACCGCCTCAATGAGATCAGCATCCGTTTTGATTCCGAACTCCCTTTCCATAGCCTCCCTTAACCTGTCAATCAGTTCCATTTCCTCCGCTCCTTTCTGAATACTTTTCTGCCAACATGCGCAATTCGGAAATTGTTTCAGCGAGAGCGTCCAGATTTTTCATGATTACTGCAAATTCTTCCTTTTCCCGTTCATCAACCTTTCCATCCTCCGCAATACTCAAAAGCCTCTTTTTCATATTCCGGATTTCTTCATCATCCAGATTGTTCAGGAGCCTTACGGTGATCCCCTCCAGGCTATTAAATTCCGTAGCAACCGGAAGCCCTTTTCCGATGGGACACTCATTTTTGCAGTACAGATTTTTCAGTTGTGGGGCGTGATAAAGGTCAGCCATCATTACAACCGTGTCAACGGGAACGTTTTTGGTGATCCCCAACTCGTGATTTGCAAGAGTTGATGGAGATATTCCCAGAAGCTCCGCTGCGCTTTCCCGGCTGCTCAATTTGTCATTGTATGATGCCGCCGCTTTTCTGCAGGCAAAGTATATGTTTTCGTTGCATTTCGTACAGTTACCCTCCATTTTCTTCAACCCTCCGTTACCGTATAATATCCTTAAACTTCCAATTCACTCTCCGCATCCGGTATTTGCAGAAAATCACTGATTTTTTTTACGGCAACTGGGCTGTACACCCGTCCATTCAGGAGAGAAGATACATACGGTCTTGACATTTGCAGATTA